GAGATCCGTTATATGCAATTGAAGGATACAGTAAAGCAGATGGGGTTGGCGCGCTCAGTAAGAATCTCTTGAACAGTGATGAACTGGTATTGGTGGGCACTACTGATTATGACATCAAGCTTGAATTTGCAGGCGGTAGGGCGTTTGGAGACGGCGCTTACATTGGGATGGTCAAATCTGATGGAAGCAACTTCAAAATCGCAAATTTCAGTTTTATCGATAACGCTTATCGTGGCGGCGCAACCGACACCCAATGGTCCCTATGGATTTCTACTTCTTCTGGAGCAAGTGCTGAAGTTTATGTGTTGGTTAGCGAAACCGAGTTCACGGCAAAGCAGGCACTGGCTGCTATTGCGGCTCATAACTGAGAGGGGGCCGTATAGTGGAATGGTGGCAAATGATTTTAGCGGGGATTCCTTCACTGTTGTCAGGAATCCTGCTTTTTGAGTGGAAACAGCAACGTGCGCAAAGCAAGAAGGAAGAAACAGAAAAAGAACAAAAACATGCAGCACTGGTGAAAGGCGTAGAAGCCCTGTTGCGTGACCGACTTATTATCGGCATGGAGGAATGTATTGCCAAAGGGTATGCCCCGATTAGCACGGTAGAAATTCTGGGATCCATGTATACGGCATACCATAATCTAGGCGGAAATGGGCTTGTAACGGAAACATATCGACGGTTTATCGCCCTGCCTCATGCTCTGCCGGAACATCCGTAAAGGAGGAAAGACCGTTGTTCCAGTTTGAAAAAGTAGACTTAGAAAATATCTTGGTCATTATCGCTCTTTCCGTGAGCCTGGTAATGGCTATTTTTTATGGTCTGGATAATCTTGCCATGTCGATTGTAACCGGCCTGCTTGGCTATATTGGCGGAACGGTTAAGAGCACTGCACAGAAAGGAGGTGACCTTAAATGAAAGTGTTTTTAAATCCCGGTCATGCGCCGGGCGGCACCCCGGATCCGGGCGCCGTGAATGAACTGACGGGTCTGCGGGAGTCGGATGTAGCGTACAACGTGGCCACGGCTGCGGCAGAGTATCTCCAGGCAGCGGGGATTGACGTACAGGTCCTCCAGTCGGACAGTCTGGAAGATATCTGCGATACCGCGAATGCCAGTGGGGCGGATTACTTTATCTCAATCCACTGCAATTCGGCAGAGAACCCGGCAGCACTGGGGACAGAAACCTTCTGCTACCCCGGTTCCGCGACCGGGTATAAGCTGGCCGGGTGTGTACAGCGTCAGATTGTGGACTCGATGCACACCGTAGACCGGGGCGTAAAAGAAGCCGTCCCGGGACGGAACGGGCTGTACGTCATCAGCAACACGGACTGCCCGGCCATCCTTGTAGAACTGGCCTTCATCAGCAATGAGCAGGATGAACAGCTGCTGGCTGCGGAGCAGGACGGGCTTGCCCGCTGCATCGCAAGAGGCGTAACCGATTTTCAGATTCTGTCCCTGTAAAGGCAGGGCGTTATAGGAGGGTAAAACGATGAGTAAATGGACAGATGTACGTGATGGATTAGTAGCCGCATTAGACATTACCGACGTAACCACAGCTGCCAAAGACCAGCTGACGGCCAGCCTGGTCAATGAAGGGATGCCGGTCATTGAGGCCGTTGCAACTAAATTCGTAGAACAGGTGCAGGCGCAGGCGGCCAATGAAAGCGGCTGGAATGCTATCCGCGACAAGTTCGTGCTGCCACTTCTGATCAATGGCACCATCTGGCTTGCTAAACTGGTGCTGAGCAAGAGCACGGCGGCTGCCCCAGAGAATAACTAAACGGAAATCCCTTGTCGGACCGGTTTTGCTATCTGTCTGGCAGGGGATTTGATTTTTTGGTATAAAATGAGTATACTAAAACTACAGTAACCTCATGCCACGCATATTTTATAAATGAAGTAACAACTATAGAACGAAAGTATGTTCGAGCCGACGCGGTAAGTTACCACCAGGTTACAGCACATCCAGGAGGATGTGCTGTTTTGCTATATGTACGGACACGATG